GAGTATTACGGTACTCATTGGTGGTATGACCCAGAGGACAATGAGTTCTGTCTCAATGTCGTGTGGAAGTTTGAGAAGGGTGGAGACATTCCTGACTCATGGCACTTGCAGTCTGTTGAGTTGGAAGACTACAGTGATAGTTTGCCTCAAGGCTTCATCGAGGAAGTCAAGTGGATGTGCGGAACAGATAGAGAAATCTGGCGTTATGTTGTGAATGAAGGACCGTCAATGAAAATGGAAGAGGTAAGCTACGAATGAAACATTACTATACAATTGAAGAACTTGTGAACTTTTTAGAGAATTTAGATCCACTTACAATTGAGTTTGCTGACACTGAAGGTGCGCTCGATGCCATCATAGCGAGGCTGAAATCACAGAGCGATCACATCGAGTGGATGCGTGGTCGTCTTGCGTTGGCTGAGCATGTCATCGGTGAGTTGTATCTCATGCAGAGGGAGTATGAAGAATGAGTTCGTTTGACAAACTATGGCATGGTGTGATACCATGTGGTCACTGGATGATCACAAAACCGTGGGGTAATCGATGAGTATCAGTAAAGGATTCTTAATCTATGCTGTCATCATTGCCTGCTCACTAGCAGGGAGATATATGAATGAGATGTCTGGGATGTAACAAAGAGTTGACTGACTTTGAAGCGACTCGCAGGTATGCCGACTCAGAAGAGTTTATTGATATGTGTAATGATTGTTTCAAGCACACTGACATCAAAGCTCTTGAGCGTCATGACCTGATGAGTATCTCTGATGTGATGGAGCTTGACTCAGATGAAAATTCATGATACAATATTCTTACTTTATAGATACGCAAGAGATTTTAGTTATGGTTAATATCTTTAATATCCCTGAAGAGGACTTCAGAGTTGCAATGGAGGAACACAATGATCATCAGACTCTTGTGGATTGTTGTGAGATGATTTATAAATATGGTCTGTTGCGTACACTCAACAGTCTCTCTGATTATTGTGAGGACAACAAGGAGGCGTATGCGTTGAGGATGTTGAGTCAATATTACAAGGAGAACGAGAGTGCCTTTTGTAAAGATGCACCAACCATGCAATGACTGTGGTTCAAGCGATGCGCTTGCAACTAACGATGACGGGTGGACTCATTGCTTCTCCTGTGAGGCACGTAGACCGCCTGAGTCAGACGATTGGGTAGAAAGGAATAGCGAGGTACTAATGCACGCAACAACACACGACAGTAAGCCTGTCCATGCGTTTGAGGACGCAAACTATCGAACGATCATTGACCGTGGTATCAGCAGTGACACTGCACGTACATACAAATGTGTTCAGTACGATGGACAAACCGCGTTCGCATACACAGATGACAATGGCAACATTATAGCTGAGAAGGTACGCTCTGCTGATAAGAAGTTCTTTGTCAATGGCAACTGGAAAGACGCACAGCTATATGGTCAGCATCTCTTCAGCAAGGGCGGTAAGTTTGTCACCATTGTCGAGGGCGAGTTCGATGCGATGGCCGCGTACCAAATGCTTGGGTCTAAGTATCCGGTGGTTTCTATCCGGAACGGCGCGGCCTCTGCCGCCAAAGACATACGGTCTCACTACGAGTGGCTTGATTCCTTTGACAGCATCGTGATCTGCTTTGACGCTGACGATGCAGGACAGAAGGCGGCATCACAGGTAGCTGAGATCTTTGGCAGTAAAGCCAAGGTGTTCAAGCATCTCGATGGTATGAAGGATGCGTGCGACTATCTTCAGAACAAGAAGATGAAGGAGTTCTCTGACAAGTGGTGGGCCTCTGAGCAACACGTACCTGATGGCATCATTGTCGGTAGCCAATTGTATGAGGATGTGATGAAGCCTCTTGCACCTGCCGATGTTGACTATCCGTTTGCGGGTGTAAATGGGTTAACATATGGTATCCGAAAAGGTGAGTTAGTGACGATCACTGCAGGATCTGGGCTTGGTAAGTCTCAGTTTGTACGTGAGATTGTGTGGCATGTTCTCAACAAGACTGAGGAGAACCTTGGTCTGATGTTCCTTGAGGAGTCAGTACGCAAGACAGGTCTGTCACTGATGTCACTGGCGGCTAATCAACCACTTCACTTACCTGACTCAGATGCAACCACAGAAGACAAGAGGGATGCCTTTACCAAAACTTTAGGGACAGAGCGTATCTACTTGTTCGATCACTTTGGTAGCACCAGTGTCGATAACATTATCAATCGAGTGCGGTATCTTGCAAAAGCGTTGGGCTGTGGCTACGTCTTCCTTGACCACATCAGTATTGTTGTGTCTGCTCAGGCTAGTGGTGATGAACGTAAGGCTATTGATGAGATCATGACCAAGCTACGTATGCTTGTGCAGGAGACTGGTATTGCTCTGATTGTGGTGTCGCATCTCAAGCGTCCTGATACCAAGGGGCATGAAGAAGGTGCGGCTACATCACTGGCACAACTGCGTGGATCTGGTTCCATTGCTCAGCTATCTGACATGGTGATTGGACTGGAGCGTAATGGTCAGGCTGAGGATGTTACTGAGCGCAACACTACCCGTGTGCGTGTTCTAAAGAACCGCTTCAGTGGGACTACTGGTCCTGCGTGTAGCTTGCTGTACTCCCGTGACACTGGTAGAATGACTGAGGTAAATGATGAGGAGTTGTAATGCAACCAAATGTACTGGTACTCGATATCGAAACCAACCTCGCGCATGACACCATCTGGTGTTGTGTGACCAAGGGTAATTGGTTTCCTGCGAGTGAAGGTAATGTGTTTACGCATGGACAAGGTGGACTGCAAGCCCTAATCAATCAGGCTGACATTGTTGTTGGTCATAACATCATTGGGTTTGATGGTCCTGTCTTGTCAAGAGTATGGGGTATCAAGATTCCTGTACGCAAGGTGCGTGATACATTAGTGATGTCAAGGCTATGGAATCCACAACTGGAGGGTGGTCATAGTCTACGTATGTGGGGTCAACGTCTTGGTGATTTCAAAGATGAGTTCACTGACTTTGACGGTGGCCTCACGCAAGAGATGATCAAGTATTGTAGGCAGGATGTCCATGTGACTACGCTGTTGTATGAGAAGCTCGACAAAGAGTTACAGGGCTACGCATACTCTGTTGATCTTGAGCATCGTGTTGCATACATCATGAAGAAGCAGGAAGACAATGGTTTTAAACTCAATGAGAAAGAAGCTATCTCTTTATTGGCTCAACTTAAAGATCGAATGGCTTATATTACTGACCACTTGCAAAATATATTTCCTCCGATTGTGGAAGAGCGTTGGTCAGAGAAGACAGGCAAACAACTTAAAGACAGGGTTACCGTATTCAATGTGGGGTCAAGACAACAGATCGCACAGCGTCTGCAGGAACGTGGTGTTAAGTTTACTAAGACGACTGAGAAAGGGACTATCATAGTTGATGAGGGTACACTGAAAGCTATTGACTTACCTGAAGCACAACTGATTGCTGAGTACCTGATGATACAGAAGCGGGTTGGTCTGCTTGAGTCATGGATTGATAACGTCAAGGATGACGGTAGGGTACATGGCAGGGTCATTACTAATGGTGCTGTGACTGGACGCATGACACACCAGAAGCCCAATATGGGTCAAGTACCTAGTGTCAACAGCGAATATGGACCTGAGTGTCGTGGTCTGTGGACTGTTGATGATGGTAACATCTTATGCGGGACGGATCTTTCGGGGATCGAGTTACGTTGTCTTGCACATTACATGCAGGATGACGAGTGGACAGAGGAACTATTGAATGGGGACATCCATCAGAAGAACGCTGATGCCGCAGGCATTACGAGACCGCAGGCTAAGACTCTTATATACGCGACATTGTACGGTGCAGGACCGGCCAAGGTTGGTAGTATTGTCGGCGGAGGTGCGCGTGAAGGGAGTGAAGTACTCCAGAATTTTTATCGCAACACCCCTGCGTTATCAAGACTTATGGAGAAAGTTAAGAAGGTGGCGGTCAAAGGGTACGTACCCGGCTTGGATGGTAGAAGAATACTGGTGCGTAGCGAACACGCCGCACTTAATTCATTACTGCAAGGATGTGGTGCTATTATTGCGAAGCAGTGGTGCATCGAGGCGCACAAAGAGTTCAAGAGACAAAGACTTCCTGTACAGCAAGTTGCATTCGTGCATGATGAAATCCAGATTGAAGCACAGAGACCACATGCGGAAACTGTTGCGTCAATCATGGTAGCCTCTGCTCGCAAAGCGGGTGAGGTGTTGGGGTTTCGGTGTCCCGTAGATGCCGAAGCAAAGATTGGTAACAATTGGTTTGACACGCACTAACAATGTGTGTTATAATATATGTTCTATTACTTCCTATAGGAGAAAAGTATGAGCGAAGTATTTAAACTTGACAACGTAGAGTTGATGTGGCCCTTCCTGTATGAGCGTAACAAGCTCAGCGGTAAGTACCAAGTCGATATTGTGAACCTCGATGACGATCAGATCGAGGCTATCGAGAAGACTGGCGTGACTGTACGCTCTGATGCTAACAAGCCAGAGAAAGGGTTCTTCATTACGTGCAAGTCTAAGAACTACGAGATCACACCACACGATAAGAATGGTGACGTGATTCCTTCAAGCATCAAGGTAGGCAATGGTTCTAAGGCGAACATTATGGTCAAGCCTTATTCTTGGAAGTCACCGACTGGTCAGTCAGGTATGTCGTTAAGCATTGCTAAACTTGTGATCACTGACCTGAACAAATATGAAGCACCTGAAGTCAATGAGATGGCTGAGGACGAAGAGACTCTGTGATCGCACTGATTGATGGCGACATCCTCTGTTACCGCATAGGATTTGCAACTCAAGAGGAATCTGAGGACATAGCTATCAGGACGATGGCTAGGTTCTTGGAAGACATGCTGATGTTTGATATCGACTGTTCAACATGGAGGACATACTTAACTGGCAGTTCAAACTATCGGCATGACTACGCCATCACTGCACCTTACAAGGGCAACCGCAAGGGAGAGAAACCAGTACATCATGGTCTCTTGCGGGAGTACCTTCAATACTCATGGAACGGTGACGTGTACGAAGGGATCGAAGCTGACGATGCAATTGCAATCGAGGCAACCAAGTTCGGTGACGATTCCATCATCGTCTCCTTGGATAAAGACTTTGATCAAGTGCAAGGATGGCACTACAACTTTGTTAAGAAGGAGAAGTATTACATCACCGCAGAGCAGGGATTGCTCAACTTCTATATGCAGTTTCTTGTTGGTGACCGCATTGACAACATCATAGGTGTCAAAGGTATTGGCCCTAAGAAAGCTCACAAATTACTCAATGGACTGAGTGAACGGGAGATGTTTGATGTTTGTGTTGAGGAGTTAGGAAGCCACGAGAGGGCTGTCGAGAACGGAGTGTTGTTATACTTACAACGCAAGGAGAATGAGTTATGGAGTCCGCCAAGTGAAAACGCAGTCAGCGAAAGCGAAGGGGCGTAAGCTACAGCAGTGGGCGCGTGACCAAGTTCTCGATGTGTATCCCCATCTGGAGGAGGATGATGTTAGAAGTACAAGCATGGGTGTTAGTGGCAGTGATCTTCAACTTAGCCCTTTGGCTCGCAAGTCTTTCCCGTTCGATGTCGAATGCAAGTCGCTTGCGAGAGTTGGAGTCTATCGTTTTATTGACCAGTGCAACAATCGAGGCGATGCACAGCCACTTGTCATCGTTAAAGAAAACAGAAGAAAGCCTTTAGCTGTTGTTGATGCAGAGTATTTCTTTGAACTATTGAAGAAGGTTAAGCATGATTAAACATATGGTCATACCTGACACGCAAGTAAAACCTGATCATCCAATTGATCACTTGCGTTGGGCAGGAGAATATGCCGTAGATAAAAAGCCTGATGTGATCATACACATTGGTGACCACTTTGATCTACCTAGTCTATCAACGTATGATGTCGGTAAGAAATCGTTTGAGGGCAGACGCTACGTCAACGATATCAACTCAGGCATCGAGGCTATGCAAGAGTTCCTTGATCCTATTCGTAAGGAACAAGAGAGGCTCAAGCGTAACAAGGACAAGCAGTGGAACCCTCGCATGGTATTCACACTTGGTAACCACGAGTACCGTATTGCTCGTGCTATCAACGCTGACCCTAAACTAGACGGACTGATGTCCTTTGATGATTTATATTTAACAGAGATGGGATGGGAGGTGTATGATTTCTTACAGCCTGTGGTCATTGATGGTGTGTGTTATAGCCATTACTTTGTTAGTGGTGTTATGGGAAGACCAGTAAGTTCCTCTAACGCACTGTTGAACAAACAGCATATGAGTTGTGTCATGGGTCACGTACAGGATCGTAGTATCTCCTACGCTAAACGTGCTGATGGTAAGCGCATCACTGGATTGTTTGCAGGAATCTATTATCAACATGATGAGGACTACTTGAACCCGCAGACTAACGGATCATGGTCTGGTATCTGGATGTTGCATGAAGTCTTTGAAGGTACGTTCGATGAGATGCCAGTGTCAATCAACTACTTGAGGGAGAGGTATGCCTGATCTAAATTCTATGGCCCGTGAGTATCAGCTTGGTGGTAACCATTACACATCCAAAGACATACAACCTTGGGATGCAATGCAGTCATGGATGACTGAAGATCAGTACCGTGGATACTTAATTGGTAATGTAATCAAGTACATCGCTCGCTTTCAGGACAAGGGTGGTGTATTAGATTTGCAAAAGTGCAAACATTATCTTGACAAACTAATTGAAGTATGGTAAAATAGATGTTTACGCTTGAAGATATTAAGGATAAGCTCAAGCAGTTAGATGAGGTAACTCTGATGGAGACGTTAGAGATTACTTCAGAAGACTTAGTTGAAAGATTCGTAGACCGGATCGAACAAAAACAAGAGACACTGGAGATAGACTTAGATGACTCAACACCTTGGGATAACGATTGATTATGAAAGAGACAGTCGCCTTAGTGAGCAAGCACTTACGCTTATGCGTGACTACTATATGCTTGAG